CGGCAACGCGAGTTACAACAAAGCCAACAACGTCGATATCAGCATTATCTTTCAGTTTTTCGGAAACGAGTGCAAGAGCGCCGATAACAAAACCATTAAGATCGACAGTTGTGAACTTACCGACATTATCAGTAAGATCATTATTCTCATCGACATAGGCTGCACTTATTGCGTTCGCGCCGTCCTCGGTATATACAGGTATAGAAACCTTACCGTTGGTGCTGATGACCTCGGACATCTCTAGGAAGGGAACCATATCCTTGACCTCGGCAATGATGCGATTGGCGATGGTGGTGGGGACGATACCGCCGTTGGCGCCCTGGGTCATCGCAGTTATCTCAGCACGATTTTCGGAAATGCGGTCATAGATATAGTTGGCAAAAGCTCGCTCCTCGAGTTCAGCTGCGGTGGGCTCATCACTGTTGATTTTTTCACCTGCCTCATTGCCTGACTCGTTAATGCCGCGAGCGCGATCTTCGGCTGCGAGAGTTCGATCAATAGCCTTGATTTCACCCTCGATTTTCTCAAATCTTCCGTTTTCTTCGTCGCTCATGGCACGATTTTCGGTCTGTGCCGTTACGAGAATTTCGTTGAGCTGCTTTTTAAGGCTATCTCTCTGCTCAACAAGAGACTTCATTTTCTGGGACATTTTTTTACCTCACTTTATTTTTTTGTTTTTAAACGTCTTTGAAGACGATTTATAAAGAATTTATGCGATTGATATACTCTGAATAATCTATTTTCGGTGGTGCTTCTACGACAGATAGTTTAATATCGTTGTCAAACGCTCGATATTCAATATCAACCGCTCCTTCTGCCCTCACTTCGACCGATGTGGCGGCGTAACAGGGTTGTTTATTGACAACAAGTGTCAAGTGGTCCAACTCAAAGTCTGTTATGTGGCGAATCGGGAGTTCGCCCGCCCTCTCTTCAAGAGTGTCGATAACGTTTCTCATACCGAAACTCCAACCCTTTATTTTGCCTTTTTTAGCAATGTCAATAAGGTTCGGGTCGGTAATAATCACATCCGCATGCAAACCTATGCTATCTTCATACATTTTAAGCGTTCCATCTGAAGAATGAGCAAATATACTCCCGCTATTGTGATCCACAGTCACATCGATATTACCTGACTTAGTAATGGCACGCTCAAAAGCCCTTTCCTCGATAATTTCCACACATCTGCCATGCGGAGTAATTATCGGGCGAGATTTCTTTCCGGTTACATTGACATATCCGCTGATGCGACATCCATCCGCTCTGACTTCTACTTTCAAAGTTATTTACCCCCTTTCATATCACCTATTTTGCCTTTTTGCCCGGTGTTCGGAACAAATATCTCGCCTGTTTTTACATCGTAGAACACGTCCGCAAGACCGAGCGTTATATAGTTAAAGTTGAGAGGCTCAAGATCCTCTTCCCTTCTGACCTCATCACGCTGCATAAAATGGTTACGTATAGCTATCTCGTAGGCTTCAAAACGTTCTTTGATATTGCCGCGCGTAAGTTCGCGCGTATCAAATGCAAAATAATGGGTTGGCTTTTCTGATTCTAGCAATAAATCCTTATCTAATGCTGACTCAATAACGCATAATAAGTCTACAACGCAGTTATCAAATAGTTTCTTATCATTCTCGGTAGCGCCGCCGCGAATAACAGAAGATGGAAAACCGAATAGCGTATATATTTCATCCGAATTGGTGCGCTTGTTTTCGTTAAGCTGCAGTTCAACAGATGTGGCACTCGTTTCTTTGAAATCAACACCATCGTTTAAGACAAGATTTTTCTCACTTCCTTCGGAGCTGTTATACAAACTGTTCGCCGCATCCTTAAGTGATTCCAGCGCAGGCCCGGTTAACTGCTTAGCCGATTTAAAAAATCCTCGCTTATTGCCGCCTTTTTTAACCTGCTTATGTTCAAATACCAACGTTTCATATGCCACCGCCAATATCTTGCTGTTTTCAGTTGTGATAGGCATTGATCGTGCCCCGTTTTTAGTGCTACGCAAAACCTTAATAAATTCAAATGGATAGTATTTGTTACCGTCCACATATATATCGTAATCCTTAAAAATGGGCTCATTGTTGAGCACAACACTTACTCTGCTGTTATCAACATATCTGAGGGATCTAACCACCCCATTATTTTTGTCGATAAATATGTATGCACCTTTACCGAGATAGTAATCAGCAACGACGGCTTTCCAAAAATTCGCAATATTCAAAGCGTCTCCCGGGTCAACGGACAAAAGATGAGCGCGGCGATCTTCTTCCACACAAACCGGACGACCACTAGATTTATCGTAAAGCCTGACTGGCAAACGAGCTATTGTATTACCAATCTTATTGATTGCGGCCGATACTGCAGGTATTTGCAGTGCCATACTCCTGCTGCACTCTGCCGTTCCAAATATCTGTTCAAGTGTTAAATTTTCACTCTCATTTTTTTCAGCACTTGTCTCGGCCCTCACTTCGGTTTTTTTACTTCCAAAAGGCCAGATAGCCATTCAGCATTCCTCCAAATTAAAAACTTTGACCGCCCCAACTTTCCTGGGCTAATATCTCATTTACTAACAATAAATAAAGCGCATTAATAATAGAGATAACCATATCAACCTTACCAGTCGATTTCTTTTTGTTAACATATTTGTTGAGGTTTGTATCCTCGGTGCATCGGGCATTTTGAAAGTTAATTTCAAGTAGCCGATTTTTTTCATATCTAAACAATTTTTCTAGGATTTTCTCCTTCAGAAATTTTGTTGCTGGATGCAATACTGAAGAATGTTGACGTATCTCAACGCACTCGATTGGAACGATAGTTGGATCTTTCGGGTTTTCCAACTTCTGGACAGATGAAATTGCGTTATATCTATCAAAACCAAGCTGAACTATTTCAACACCATAGCGATACGGTAACATCTGAATAAATCGTTCAACAAATTGATAATCTATAACACTATCACCGCAGGCAAATGCCTCGCCATCCTTTATCATTTTGTTATAATCAACACCTTCGCGTATCGACTTCAACTCTACCGCATCCCTAGGAACAAAAGCCCACACCTTCGCATAAACCACGCCCTCAACAAAGGTTACCATTGCAACCGAAGTGTTATCGTCTGTTTGAGAAAGGTCAAGCCCGAGATAGACGCGCCGCCCCCTCCAAAAATCCAGACTCGGCTCAATGACACACTCTTTTACCTTGCCAATATCAATAAAGCCTTCTACGCCAAGCGATTTGTAATGAATGTTTAGGTGTTTGCAAATAAAATTTTCGCGCTTGTTCTCATAAAGAATGGCAAGAGCGCGCATCTTTAACAGTTCCTCAAAAACATACGGATAAGAAATCGCAATAGGGTTTGACTGATAAATCGCTTCGTTTGCCGTCTTCCACCTGTCCCCGGTGTGATATTCCGTATCAGGTTCATAAATAAGGGCAAAGTATCTTCTATCTTCGAGCAAACCGTCAAGGATTTTTTTCGCGCGGTCTGTCTCATCGATGAGCACATTGTTGTCGTTGGAATATTCGGTGGAAAGTATGATTCCAAGTTTGTCCTTGAGCGTAAGCTGTGAGGACCTCATAGCTTCAACCGGGTAACTGTCCATTGCGCCGGCCTCATCCGCCAAGAACATTGCAGCTAGCTTGCCGTCCATACGGTCTTCAGAATACGCAAGCGGTGTATATTCGCTATCGTTTATCGGACATCTGATTTCACTCCGTAGTGATTTAAAATATTTGTCCTTATTCAATACCGGCGAACTTTTAATGATTTTCTTAATGGCCACCTGCAACTCTTTTGATAGTTTCAGATCCGGCGCCACCGAAAAGAACCTACTAAATCGAGGCTCGATAAGCATAGCAATAATGAAGATTACTGCAGCGGTAAAAGTTTTAAAGTTCTTTCGGCAGATTTTCAGTAGTGCCGTTTGATAGTATCTATTTCCTGTTTCCCTGTGCTTTGTGCAAAACACAGCCGTTATCAATAGCATCGCATAATCTTCCAAAGCTTCATCCATAGGACACCGAAGGTCTGGATGCACCATCAGACGCAGTAATTTAAGTATCTTTTTGTAAGTTTTCTCATCAATATACGCTTCAGGATCCTCATCGTCACAGATTTTTATCCAAGAGGCGCACTGTTTTTTAACATAGACTCCCGTTTTTCCTTCAGTCTCATTAACGCACCAAGTAGCATAACGATAAGCTCGGCCTTGTTTAATCATCATCCTTCAACGCCTTAAGCACAGGATCCTCCTCAGCCTCAACGGGCTTTTTAGGAATTGAACGCAAGCCGGATGCGACCGTCATTAGATTTTCTTTTTCAATATCAAACATCATCTTGCGTTTAGACATAATCGCAGTGTCAAGAGAGATAATTGCTTTTGAAAAATTGTTTTTCATCTTGTAGTATGTTGTTAGCGATACAGCATCGGAGCAGCTGGTGGCATAACCTTCAACAACGAGTTCTTTGTCCGCGGATAATTCTTCAATGCTTTTCGAATATGCATCTTTTAATATTTCATATTTTTTGCACTCAGAGTAAAGCAAGCAATACCTGTTAACAACAGCCGAATACATATCATCATCTTTATCGTTAGCCTTCAGTAATTTGCGAACACGCATAAACTGAGAATGAGCAACCGGGTCGTTTTTGACTTCCCGAAACTCTTTCATTTTTATGCCTGTTTTTAACCCTTTTTCAGCATTTTCACGCAACATTTTTTCAGCTTTTGTGCGATGCCCCGCTACTGAATTTATTGATTTTGAAGGTCTTGGCATCTCTATTTTCACTCCTTTTTTTGTTGCGCATAAATATGAATCTTATTAATAAAATGGCGAAAAAAATAAATCTATTTCGCTTTTCGGTTGTTTTTTCAAAATGCCATATTGGGAATTTTTTATTTATATACCCCTGCCGTCGGTATCCGAAAGCATCATAATTCTCGAAAGGGCATCTCCGGGGGGGATATTTTTACGCCTTTTTTCACTAAATCAAACAATAACTGCTGCGGAATCTCACCTTTTTCAGCAGCTTCGTGATGATGTTCGCATAGCGTTATAAGATT